ATTATCTAATGATAATTCTAATAATAAAATAGTTAAAAAAGATAAAAAAAAATTTAATTTTAGTTATTAATTATTTTGTCCAGATAATTTAATTAAATATTTTTTAAAATTACTTGGTTCATAAATGTCACTAATTAAATATTTATCATATTTATATAATTTATTAAAATTATTTTGATTTCTAATTATAGAAGAATTTAAATTAAATTTCCCAAAAAATTCTAATATCCATTCTTCAGAATTAAATATATAATATAAAGAATTTAATAATAAAAATAAATCTTTTCGTGAATTAAAACTTGAATCGGGTGATAAATATGTATTACCGATTATTATATTATTATCAATTTCTATTCTTGAAGCATCAAAATCAGAAATAATAAAATGTAAATTATGTGGATTATATACATCTGTTCTATTTTTATCTAAAATTTTATAAAAAATATTATTTGCTTTTAAATCATTATGAACAAATTTAAATTTTTCTTGTAAATGTTCAATTAAATATGTTATTTGAAATAAAGCTTTCATTAAAATCTTAATTCTTCGTGATAATATTATATTATTTATTGATAATATTTCATAAAGTGTACCATCCATTTTATCTGTGATAGTAGAAATTAGACCTATTTTATGATTAAATCCAAAATGTCGTAAATTTAAAATATTATTAATATATTTTTCTTTTAAAAAATGTGTACTTATTAATAAAAATCTTTTTTGATATAAATTTAAAAATAAATGAATAAATGTTTCTATAAAATTATTTACTAAATAAGAATCATCCATTGAATAAAAATTAGAAAATCTATATACATAATTATGTCCTGATTTTATGTCAATAACATGATAAACTTGATTATATGATCCTTTATTAATAAATGAAATTATTTGTACTTTTAATTTTTTTTTTCCACAAGGTGAATATTTTACTATTTCTTTTTCAAAAGTATCTATTGTATTTAATTTTTTATGAATAAAAGTAGGTAAATTATATATTAAATTTTTAATATATTCTTTATTTTTTATTGAAAGATTTTGTAAAAACATATCATCTATTTTAAATCCCTGTTTTATTAAGTCTGATTTTAATCTAGTATATATTTGTTCCATATCTAAATATATATATAAAATAACTTTATCATTTTTAATAAAGGAAAGATTACACAAAACACACACACTACATCAGATACTTTAATGTCCATAGACAATTAAAATAACTATTCTTTGATGCCTTTGCTCAATCATCTTTTTAGACCGCGGTTTTTATACTCTAAGAGTTTTCCCTTCTTTTTCTTTACCCACAGTTTTTTGTTTTTTTTAGCCTGGTTGACTTCATCTGCCAGGTTGACTTCATCTGCCAGGTTGGCTTCATCTGAATACTTTAGACAGTTGAGATGACCATTATTTCTTATATGTCCCCAACGGTCCATTGGGCCTAAATTTATATACCGGTATTCGTAATATTCATCCCGGTATATGTAATATTCGTGCCGGTATTCGTCTAAAACGCTATGAATGGTCTTCTGGTAAGCCCAACTAGCTACATGCAAGGCTCGTAAGTTTTCTTGTTTTTCTTTTACTATTGCAAATATGAACTGAACAATCTCAAGTGGTAGCTTCTTTTCTAAAAAGCCTACTAAAAAATAAAACTCTACTAAAAAATAACAGTCCTTCCTGTCCTTGTCCAGAATAAGATTGGTCTCTTTGAATTCGTAGGGCGCATAACTCATAGTTGTCTGTTCGTTCTTGTTGTCTAGTTTAATAAATATTTTTTAGAAACATATAAACTATTATAATTTCAATTTTTTTTATATTGTTAAAAACATTACTTTTTCTTTAATAAAGGAAAGATTACACACAACACACACAACACACACTACACACAACACATACACTACACCAGATGCTTTAATGTCCATAGACAATTAAAATAACTATTCTTTGATGCCTTTGCTCAATCATCTTTTTAGACCGCGGTTTTTATACTCTAAGAGTTTTCCCTTCTTTTTCTTCATCCACAGTTTTTTGTTTTTTTTAGCTTCTGCTCTTGCTTCTGCTCTTGCAGCCGCTTCTGCAGCCACTTCCGGGTCCGGGTCCGGGTGCCGGTCCCAAGGGACATCATTTAAATGTGGAATATGTTGAACTGCACTGACGCTATGATTACAAGTCGAATCAACTAGTCTGATTTGTTTTTCTTTTACTATCGCAAATATGAACTGAACAATCTCAAGCGGTAGCTTTTTTTCTAAAAAGCCTACTAAAAAATAAAACTCTACTAAAAAATAACAGATGTGCCTAGGTATGTATGTGTTATTGTACTCTTTGATGAATTCGTAGGGCGCATAAGCATACTTATCCTTGTATGACAAAAAAGCATACTCATTCTCGTATAACCAATAAATCATAGTTGTCTGTTCGTTCTTGTTGTCTAGTTTGATAAATATTTTTTAGCAACATATAAACTATTATAATTTCAATTTTTTTTATATTATTAAAAACATTACGTTTTCTTTAATAAAGGAAAGATTTTACAACATACCCTTCAACATATACTTTAATTTTCTTATTAAAGCTAAAAATCATTTTGAAAGGAAAGCCAGTCTTCAATACGACCTTTTCCGTTTTCTGCATATAAAGTACGCATAGCACGTTCTTGCCAGTACCAACCAATCGAATGAATCTTAAAAGCTGTATGCCATCTACGAATAGTGATTTTTCTTTTTTCTTTTACTATTTCAAAAATTATCTGAACAATTTCCAGCGGTAGGTTCTGCTTTTGTAAAAAGTGTGCTAAATAGCAGTCCATAGTATGTCTGTTCATTATGGTTTAGTTTAAATAATATTTATTAACATGTAAACTATTATAATTTCAATTTTTTAATAAAAAAAGATTTCACACACTATAACAATAATATATTATTTTGTTAGGTTTTAATAACTATCATAAATATGTTGATTCAATAACTGTTTTTTATTTTGAATATATAAATAAAAAAAATTGAAATTATAAGTCTTTATTACTTCTTTATAAAGATAAGTATATTGTTATTGAAGATGTCAGAGCCCAAAGACTTTGAAAAGTTGCTTCGCGAACAAGTCAAGGCAACAACCGATGCTGTACAAGAATCTTTTGATGCTGTCGGTGTACAGATGGCTCAGTACGCATCACTGATTCAAGAACTATCTGAACGGATGGCAGAACAAGATGCAAGAATCGCAGAACAAGATGCAAGAATCGCAGAACAAAATCTGCGGATTCTAGAACTTGAAAATCCAAGATCTAAATATAGGTCCCTATAAATTAAATAAATGAATTTAGCAAAAAAAAACATATGCTGTTGTAAAAAAAGATTTACAATCTATTGATAATTGCATTTAAGACACCGATTTTAAACTATAATTTATTATAGTTTAGAATATATTATTTTATATTGTTCTTTATTTCTTCTTTTAATTTATAGTATTTTAATTTATATTTTAAAAATTTACGTTTATATGGATTATTATATAATTCGGATAAATGAATCATTGTATTGTTTAAAGTAGATTTAATAACTGAAGTTTCTGGGTTTGAATTTCTATAATCAACTTTTAATACTTGTGGAGTTCTAGAAAGAATAAAATCTTCACTAAAATCCATTAAATTAAAACCTCTTGACATACCAACATCTATTCTAAAAATAGATGGGTTATTATAATCAATAGTATTATTTATTCTATCACCACAACTAACTGTTATTCCATAAATACCAGTTTCTTTAGAAGCATCACCTTTAAAAACAGGTTTTGTAAATTCTTGACTAACTAAATTATTATTTACTAATCTACTAAATCCAGATTTAAAAATTTGATTATTATTACTTGTTAATAAATTTTGATTACAATGTCCAATAACTAATTTCATTTTATCAGGATTACAAGAAAATTGTTTTTTTTTCATATCTCTACATATAATTTGAAATCTATTATATAAAGTTGTACACATTTCTTCTTCTGTTTTACCATTAACAAATCCAAAATATCTATCTAAAACTAAACCATCGTTATGTTCATTTGAAAAAGTTAATAAATTTTCATCATTTTCAGTTTCCGTATCAAATGTATTATTATTATTAGTATCATCATTAATATATTCCATTAAGGATGAATTAATTTTTTCAATTCTATCTACATTAATAAGTGAACTAGAAATACCACCATGAACAAAAATAAAATTATTTATCATTAAAAATAAATATGCACCATCTTCACCAATTAATTGTGCACCCGGATTTCCTCTACCAAAAAAATCAAGTCGTCCTTCTGCACCTTGTTTATAACCTTCATAATTTTTTGCATATGTAGAAACAAAAGTAGAATAACTATATTTTACTTTACCATTTAAATTATACATATCATGATTACCTAAAACTTTAAATAAACGTCCATTTTGTGCCATTGCTTGTTTATTAATACTATTAATAAATTTAAAAATTCTTGCTTCTTCAAAAGGAAATTCGCCAGGTTTTTTATAAATTGGTCCCCTAACATTATCTAAAATATCACCACAAAAAACAACATAAGAATTGTTTCCACACCATTCATAATTTAAATCATCTTGAAATGTTTCATCATCCCATTCTTTTTCCATTTGTAAAATTAAATCATTATCTATTTCGTCTTGCTTAAAATTAAATCCTTTTTTTTTTTTAATTACTTTACAACAATCTCTTAAACAAATAATTAAAGGCATTATATCTCCATGAATATCTCCAATGCCATATATTATTGAATTAAAATTAGTTATAAATGTTTCATAATTAATTTCTGACATTTCTTTAATATTATAATATTTTACATAAAAAATTGAAATTAAAATATATAAATTATTATATTTAAATATTTAAATATTGATATATTATGTCCATTGAGGATATTTATTTGCATATTATTAATGAAATTACTATTTTTAAACCAGACATTATTTATTTAGCAGTTGGTTGTGCAATGGGTTATTATAGTAATATTAATCCAAATAATAATCAACAATATCCTCTTTTTCTTCATCCATTTACAAATAAAAAAAAATTATTTATTTTGATTGATCCGTATTTAGAAAATCCACTTAAACTCGAATCACAAATCAATTTAACTGAAACTGATTCAGGAGACTATTATCGCATTCTTCAAAATAATAATTTAATTGTATTTACAATAAAAAAACTATTTTATTTTTATCACTACGATAAAAATGCATTAGAAAAAATATTTCTTAATAAAATTATTTCATATTCAATTGAGAATAAAATTAAAACTTTTGTACAAGATTATACTGGAATTTATATTAAACATGCATACTTGGAATATTTAGAAGATAATCGTGATATAAAAAAATATGTAATATTTGATGTTACACAAGATCATTCTGGTTGTTTTGTAGACTTTAGTAAAGTATCTATTTTTTATGATTCAGAAGAACATTTTATCCAACCATATTTTTTAACACTTGTTGAAATAAAAAAATTATCTTTTGATATGTTTAAAATACATTTAAATAAACGTATTGATTGGATTAATTATCGAATATTTCGTCAAATTCGTATAATTAATAAAGAAATAGACGAAGATATAAAAAATACAATTGATGTAGAAAATATTTTAAAAAATTTAAAAAATATATATTATAATATCACATTAGAAATTACAATTTATAATTTAGAAAACACAATTAAATATGTTATATTTGATATTATTACAGCTTTGGAATTAGATGAAAATTTTTTAACAAATATTAAAACAAATATGATTAATGAATTAAGTAAGCTTAAAATAAAAGTTAATTAATATATTATAAAAAATAAAAACATACTATTACTTTATAAATTGGTCTAGAATTTATTTTATTACACCTTTTTTTAATATTGTTCATAATATTTAATATATAAAATCCTCTTCATATGATGCACGGTCTTCACTACGGCCTTGTCCATCTTCTTCTGCATATTTTAGCTTTCCCATATATCCATACCAAAAGAATGCATATCGACGAAGCTTGACACCAGCCCGCCACTTTGGAATAAGAATCTTTTTAACAATAATTTTTCGTAGCCTTACTGGATAAGGGCATCCATTTTCGTGAGCATACTTGAGACATTCAAAATGACCATTTATAAGATTGTACCAGGTGCAAGCAAAACTACATGTTTCTTCATTCCAAGGGCATCCATTTTCATGAAGATACTTGAGACATTTAAGATGATTATATTGAGCAGCAAGTTTGCACGTTTCTTCATTCCTAGGGGATCCATTTTCATAAAGATACTTGAGACATTCAAAATGACCCTTTTCACTAGCAATATTGCATAGTTCTTCTTCTGGATAACTGCGAGGGCATCCATTTTCATAAGCATACTTGAGACAGTCGAGCTGATTATTTTCAATTGCCTCTTTTAACGTATTAGAATACCAAGCGCATCCATTTTCGTGAGCATACTTGAGACATTCAAGATGACCATATTCTGCAGCAAATGAACATACATTGGATTCCCAAGGGCATTTATTTTCGTGAAGATACTTGAGACATTCAAGCTGACCATAATATGCTGCTTCCATGCACGTATCTTTATCCCAAGGGCATCCATTTTTATGAAGTTCCTTAAGACAACCTAATAAACCTTTTTCTATAGCTAATGAGTATAATTTTTTTGTCCAATTTTTAAAACTTTTATTTTCTTTGAGAAGAATTTTAAGGGTAATTAAATCACTAGCCTCTATTGCTTTCTTAACAGAATTTATAATAGCTTCATCATTACCACCAAATTGATTTTTTAAATTAAAATATTTATTTTTATACTTTAAATATTTTTCTTTATAAGGCATAATATTATATTATAATAGTTATTATAAAAATAACTGTTTAAAATCTATAATCTTTATCAACATTAGAAGCCCATTTAAATCTACTAATTAATTTTTGATTAAATATTTGTTCAGGAGGAATATTATATTTATTTATAAAAGCATAAATAATTCTTGGATCAATATAATTATTTTTAGAAGTTGATAAAGAAACATTTTTCATTTTTAATTTAGTATCTTTTTTAAGTCGATATATTTTAATTTTAGATTTTAGATTATTTAATTTTTCAGATTTTTTTTTGTCTTTATATTTTAACTTTTTCTTTTCTAATTGTTTTATTCTATTATTTATTTTATCTAGTTGTTCATCTAATCCTTTACTAACTGATTTTTGATGATTACACAATAATGCAACGGCTGTATTTGCTTGATAGAACATTGAAATTAAAAAGTTTAATCTTTCATCTGGATTAATTTCAGATATTTTATCTTCTCTTATTTTATCAAGTTCTTTTTGAAATAATAAACTAGCATTATATGTTCTCCACACTTTAGCTGTTAATCCTTCCATGAAAGAATTTAAGTAATTATTTAATGATGACGAATTAATTAAATTAAATAATTCATCTTTTTTATTTTTATCTTTAATAAAAGATTCTATATTTTTATAAACATTAGATAATACAGAAATTTTTTTGCAAAATCTAATAGAATCTTTTCCTAAAAAATCTAATTTAATTGTATTATTATCAAGTAATGTTAAATGTTCAACACGTAATGATGTAACACCAACTGTATCTGCTTCTTCTTTAGAATCTTTCTTTCCACCTACTCTTAATGCTAATTCATCAATAAAGTAAAGAGCGGTTGCTAATTGTTTTAATTTTAAATCATTTGAAACAAGATCAGATTCATATTTTTCTCTAATTGAATTAGATTTTCTTTTTAATTGTCTTGCTAAATTAAATTTTTCTTCATCTGATTTTGATTTGAAGAAAGATTCAAATGATGTAAATATATATTTTGTTTGATTCGTGATTTCTTCTTTCCAATTTGCTAACCATACAACGGTTCTATCATTAATAACGTTACCCCAATTTCCTGAAATATTTGGTTTAGGTATAGATGATTCTTTATCTAAATTAATAGTAACATCTTCTGGTCTAATTCTTTTTTTTATTTTACCTGTTTTTGGATGTGTTCCTCTACCAATAAAAATACCAGGTGGTTCTATTTTAAAATTATCTATTTTTAATTGTCCGCCATCAATGATACAGTTTTTATATGGTTCTTCTATTTCTTGTTGTTTTTCTTTAATTTTTTCTTTTTGTTCTTTTGACATTTCTGCTTTTTTTTCTTTTTCTTTATTTAAATATTTTTTAATTAGTGAAAAATCAATTTCATCTAATGACGAAACTTGTATATTTCCAAGAGTAGGTTTAAAATCTTTCCAAAAATTCTTTTTAAAAATAGATGATTCCATATAATTTGTTTCTAAATATCTAGCAAACATAGTTGCATATTCTTCTGCTAAACTTGGTAAAATAACTTCTTTACCATTAATAATAACTGGTGTTTTATGTGATTCATATTCAGGTGGAAACATTGGACCATTGTGTTTTAAAACAGTCCATTTTGGTTTATCATTAACTCCACCACCAATTAAATTAAAATTTAATAATCTTGGATTGTTTGTAATTAAATTTAATATCCACATTTTTTTAAATTAAATATGATTAGATTTTATTTATATTAAAATAAATAGAATAATTCTAAGTATATAATAAAATTAATAAAATATAACTTATTATAATATTTAATGGAATTTATTTTTATTTGAAACATACATTTTATATATTTAATCTTTTAATTTCGTTATCATTTTTATCAATGTTCATTAATAGTAAATGATCGTAAAACAAATGTTTATCACAATCTAAAAATAAGAATTTAAAATTAAGTAAAGGATATTTTTTTACTATAGCTTCATTCAATTCACTAATATCATAATAATCTGTATTTGGTCTTGTTAATATAAATGTTATATTATTTTTACTATTCAATAAATCTTTAATATTTTGTATTCTTCTTTTATATCTATTTATAAATTCTTCATAATCATTCGTAATATAATGATTAATACCCTTTGACCACTTTTGAGTAATAAAAAGTTTAGCATGTCCTGGCGATTCATGATTAAATATAAAATTATATTTTATATTATAAATTATAAGATCTCCATCTCCATTTGTATTTAAAAATTTTGATTCTTTTGGTATTTTGATTAACTTTAAATATCTTATATCGCACAAAAATTCAAAATCATCCTTTATACATTCAATAATTCCTTTGTAATTTGTAATCATTTCATCAAATGGACAAGTTTTATATCCATTTTGTTTTGTTTTTCTAAAACCTGAAGAAACACCAACAGTCGCACTATGACAATTCCATCCTAAAGATATACCTTCTTCGCCCATATATATAATAATTATAAGTATATAATAAAATTAATAAAATATAACTTATTATAATATTTAATGGAATTTGTTGAAATGTTTAAAAACGATTTTTGTTTCGTTCAATGTTATATTCAATTTATACAAATAGGAAATCAAGAGAAAAAAATTTTAAGTTTCCCTAATTATTATAAAAATGTAACATTAGAAAATTGGAAAACATATTATATAGAAAATAAAAATAAAAAACAAAATGTTATATTTTTTCCAAAATATTTAGAAAAAAATGAAGATATAAACACATTTTATGATAATAATAAAAATAATAATAATGATAATAATAATTTATCAAGTAATTCTTTTATTATTAAAACTGGTAAAATAAGTAATATAACTGTTTTAGATTTTGATACCGAATATGCTTATATTATATTTTTACAAAATGTTCCAAATTTTGATACATATTTTACTGTTAAAACAAAAAAGGGATATCATGTATATTGTTTATATAATTCTAATTTAAAAACATGTATTAATATTTTAAAAGATTTTATTGATATAATTGATATAAGAAATGATGACGGAGTCATAATTTGTCCACCATCATCATATATAGATTTAGATGGAAATATTTTTACATACAAGTTCTTAGGAGGTGAAATTAAAGAAGTTCCTAAATTTTTATTTGATTCTTTATCAAAATTAAATAAACATACATAGTTATTATGTATAATAATTAATTAAATAATTTAAATTAATATCACTAGATTCAATTTTTAATTCATTTGATGAAAAAACAAATAGTTTTTTACAATTATAATTTTTTATTATCTCAACAATAATTGAATTAATAAGATGATTATCATTTTCTATTTGTTTTAGAAATTTTAAATTTGTTGTCGTAGATGGTAAAATCCAATTAATTATTTTATTTGAATGTTGCTTTAAAATATTAAAAATTACAATACTATTTGAAGGTGCATAATTCTGTTCAATTAAAGTTTTAAATAAAAAATTTGTATTTTTTTCAAGAAATTTTTCTTCTTTGTCATTTTGTATTTTTATAATAAAAAAAACAATTGGTAATGTAATGTCATAGTTAAAATAATATAAATCTAATTTTATAGATTCTAGCATTACTATATTTTATATTATAATTATTAATAAATAACACATTTTTAAATTATATTTTTTATTTTTTATTAATTTTAAGAGAAATTTTAGTTACTTTACCAACTTTAATTTCTTCTGTCTTAATCATATTATGATCCCAATCGGGTTTAATACGTTTAGCTTCTTCTTCTTCTTCTTTTTTACGTTTTTCTTCAAGTTGAACAATATATTCTTCAAATTGTATATTCCAAGGTTTCATTCCACATTCAGTATAATGAATCTTACGTTGTATATCATTTAATTCCGACTTTTTTTTATTAATATTACAAGTAATATGACTATGTTCTTTTGTATTTGTAGAAACAATAAGTTTTTCTAAATTATTAATTTCTTCCTGTAAAGTTAATTTCATTGAATCAAATTCTTCTTTAGTATTACAAGAACATTTACCTGTTAAGAAATTTTCAATACAAATACTTTCATTTATATTATGAACACCTTCTTTACAATTAATTTCACCAAGACAAATTTCCCAAATAGTTACATTTTCTTGTTTTTTAATTTTATTGTTAAATGTTAAATAAGTATTACAAAAACGTGTCATACGGACAAATGCCCAAGCATTATCTTCCAGGGTTTTATCATCAAGATAAAATCCTGGAACATCATCAGCAAATACATAACCACTTGATTTTGTTACATGTGGTATCGGAGATTTCCAATCACGTTTTTTAGGAAGTTCTTTTGCTATTTTACGATAATAACAAGAAAGTTCATGCCATAATTGAAGAACTTCAATAAAATTCATTTTATTAATTTTAGAAATTTTTTCATTAAAAGATGAAAAAGAATTAATCTTAGATTTATCACAATTAATAACAGAAACTATATTTACAAACATATTAACAAAATTGTATTTACTTTTATCTAGATTATTCCAATAATAAATGTATGGATAAGTTTTAATTTCTTCTAAAGAATGTGCACCACGACAATTATTACAATATGTACAATGTCTAATATTATATCCTTTACCTTGACGAAATGAGTTATGATTATTAGTTTTTATAATATAATGAGCATATGTTTCACGACACCAAAGGTTTTTAGGTGGCTGTATTATCTTATTATCAGTAGTAACATCATTTGTAGCCATAGTTGATTAAATTATATATTATTAATATTTTAAAATAATATATAATTCAATTTTTTTATTAAATTAAACGAATAATTTTTTTAAAATAAAAAATTATAAAATAATATAATGATAATGAAAAAATCTCAAATAATTAAAAATTTTAATACTATAATTTCTGAATTCTTAGAACAAATTGCTCCTAATATAGGACATACATATTTTCATTCTTTTTCATTACTAATTAAAATAAATTGTACAGAACCTATTCAACAATTTATTAAATATATTCATAATTCAGAAGAACCACTAGCAGAATATATTAATACAAAAAATGAAGCATATTTTCAAAATACCGATAATCATAAAGAATATATAGATACAATTGATAATTCAAATATGATATTATTTGAAATTATTAAATTACAAGATACATATTCAAAATTAGATAAGGAATCAAAAGATAATTTTTGGGATATTTTACAAGCTCTTTTACAATTATCTAATGAATATTTAAAAGCGAAATCATAATAAAATATTTTAAAGATTAAATTATAAAATAATATAATGAATAAAGTTGATACAATTAAAGATTTTAATTCAATTCTTGGTGATTTTTTACAACAAATTTCTCCTATTATTGGTACTACATATCATGTTTATTTTACAAAATTAATTAAAATAAATGCTATTGAACCTATTAGAATTTTTAGTTATTATGTTTATAATTCAGAAAAACCATTAGCAACATATATTGAAACAAGAAATGAATCATATTTTGATAATACGGATAATCATAAAAAATATATGGATAAGGTTACATCAGAAAATGCATTAATGGAAATTATTAAATTACAAGGTATATATACACAATTAAATAAAGAATCTAAAGATAATCTTTGGGATATTTTACAAGCCCTTTTACAGTTATCAAAAGAATATAATTTATAATAATTAATTATCATTTGCATATTTAAGTGTATAATTATAAGCATTTGCATCATGAAGAACTTTATTATTTATAAGTAAATTAGCAATTTCATGAACGAGTGGATCTTTAGGATTTGGATCTGCAAGAAGAGAACAAATAGAAAGTAAAACTTTCGAAATTGTTAAGGCTGGTGACCATCCGGAATCTTTAAGAATATCTAAACAGATACCGCCATTATTATTAATATTACAATGATAAATTCGTGTAGTAAAATAAATTTTTGGAGGTTTAAAAGGATAATCACTAGGAAATTTAATATCTAATTTAAAAATACCTCCTTCATAAGGAGTTTCATCTGGTCCAAAAATAGTAGCTTTCCAGTGAGTAATATCATCTTCGTCTGGTCCTGCAGAACAATTAGTTACTGGATTAGTTTGTAATTCATTAATTTCTTGATTAATTCGTTTAATTAATAAAGATGACATTATATATATATAATATAAAATATATAATATATATATCTTTCAATTTTTTATATTATTTATTAATTTTATTAATTTTAATAAAATTATTAAATATAATGTATTTATTTTATATAAATTAAAATTTAATTTATTTCTTCTGGTTCCATAGTTAATTTTGGTTCCATAATTACTACTGGTTCCATTGGTTCAACTGTGTCAACTGGTTCAACTGGTGTTTCAACTGGTGTTTCAACTGGTGTTTCAACTGGTGTTTCAACTGGTGTTTCAACTGGTGTTTCAACTGGTGTTTCAACTGGTGTTTCAACTGGTGTTTCAACTGGTGTTTCAACTGGTTCAACTGGTTCCACTGGTTCCACTGGTTCCACTGGTTCCACT